TGCACCATCAATAGATTTATAAAGCTCTTTAGATTCCTCTAAATTGTCTTTTAAAAACGTGGTGAGGTTTAGTTTCGCCTGGGCAGCTCTACATAAATTATTTTTAGCTTCTAAACCTTGAGTAGCCTGTTTTACTTGACCAGTTGCAGGATCAAAAGAATATGCATTTGCCATTGCTGACTCCAAAGCTTCAGACAATCGATCATATTCTTTAAGATATTTTTGACTTGGTTCAGCTAAACAAGTGATGGAAATTAGGGTTAGACATACAAAAGCTATTGTTTTCATATTGTATAAATTCTGATGTTTTAAAAAATATAACATAAGAAAAATTACAGACCCAACTTTTTAAAAGCTTTTTCATCCAACTTTCTCAAATCATCTAAGCTATAGAAACGGCCTTCAGGATCAAAGAACTTATCAAAATCAAATTTCCCATCTTTATAGAGCTTAAAGCGCTTTGGCCCTAGCCACTCCCTTTGAAAGAAATCATCTGTTTTCTTAAAGAACTCTTTGAATGTGGTGTTTGCATCTAACTGCCCTATTAAATGGCTTCGCTCATCTTTTGGAATGTCTTTAACTCGACGTTCGTCCATGACAAATGGCCGTTCGCCAACAAGTTGACCGTCCTTCTCGACCGGAACCAAGATACTGCGACAGTTGGGATGTAACGGCGGCACTCGCTTTGCCGGATCATTTATTTCCCACACTGAACCATCTAATGAAGCGCAAAGCTTAGAAGTTCGTCCATCTAAAACGCTAACAAATCGGACATATTCAAAGCCAATTTGGTTGAAGCTATTTAGATAGGCTTGATTAGCTACATGACTTCGCACAGTTCTTACCGTTCGCTCAATATCAGTTTTGGTACCATTTAAGATCCCATCTTCATAGTTAAGCCGTTTGGTACCACGAATACGCTGAACAATTTCTTGGTTAGTTTTGCCTGAATTAATACCATCTCGAATTGCATACTCAACCTTTTGACGGGCACTTTCAGCAATTCTTGAAAGCAGATCATCGACAAGAGCGCCACCTGCCAACGGAACTTTTTTAGCGGATAAGAATAGTTTTTCCCCATCAGGCTTATTAATTTTTGCTCCATAGAGCTTAGCTACGTAATTGGCCTCATAAACAGCCAGCGCCGTAGCAGAAACGGCAAAAGCTTCAGGTAATGCTAAATTAACACTGGCAAACCATTGGGCAATCAAATCCCTAATTTCCCTTAAATTTGAAGTTGTATATTTACCACCAGCTAAAGCAACTTTCTCCGACTCATTAAGCTCATCCAATAAATCCCGAAGCTTAGATAGCATCTTGCTCGTATCATCATTGAATAAAGCCAATAACTCATTTACCGTTTTTGATGAAGCACGATAAAGATAGGCCTGGTGCTGAGTGAGTGCTTCAAATAGTTTTTTGATATCTGTTGCCATCTCACTCTACCTTTTGATTTAAAGTCCCATCTTGCTCTGCTTCAACATTCTGAAGCTCTTCTTCATATTTTTGTTTAGGGAACATACCTGTTTGGTTGTATTCCCACCATGATTTAAATGAAGATCGGCCTTGTAGAGCTGCTTCAAATAACTGTCGAGCTAACTCAGCTAAATAACCCTGTTTGTTAAATTCTTGACTGATTTCGAACATCAAATCATCTTTAGTTAGAACATCCACATTAGGCGTTACAAACTTAGCAGCCCATCGTAATGCTGCTGACAAGGCTTCATTCATATTAACGACACAGAGCGAAAGAACTGAATGCTGAACGGCGTCATCACTATTCGCTTCGGTAGCGGTCTTTTTACTTCCCGAGCCCTTCTCAATTAAACGCGCCCCCATCTCCTTCATTTTTTCCCACTTATCTTTCATCGCTTCCCGGGCAAGAGTATTAGGGTCGGCTTGTACAATTCCTAAACCACCATTTTCAGGTAAAGGCAAAAGTACTTTCGCTCCAATGTAGATGCCACGTTTCTTGGCTTGGTCATACCACTCCCAATTAACACCCTTCGCATAATATTGAGGTTGCCCCATATAAAAAACGGACTCTTGAAAGTCCGCACTGTCTCTGTAATGGGCTAAATTGAGATTAGCCAAAGGAAGTAATGGAGGCTTTTTAATCTCTTCTGAATTATCAATTGCACCTACAAATGTAAAAGGTATATAGGTCCAGAAATTCCCGTTGTAATCTGTTGGAAACTTCTTCTCTCCGCCAACCCAGTTACCCTTTTCACCCTTTGTGTACACCTGAACGGAATAAATATATTCCCCATTTCCCTCTTGCTCTAAACGAAGTACACGATATTGCTCTTGTTCGGTTTTACTAAATCCATCAGCACCGCGCTCAGACTTAAATTCACGTATAACCACTAAGCAAAGCTTTTTCTGGTTATCGATCATTACTGAATCCCAATTCACTACATCAAGGGCATTTAGTAAATGAATCATCGGATAGGCTTTTTGTGCTTTAAATTCCGCTAGATTACGAGCTGGCGGCACATCAGGATAATCTACATATAAAGCACAACGATAATGCTTCAATAAATGGCGAATTCCATTTTGAGCCAATTGATAAGTACTTAAACCAGCACCATTTGCATTACGTTCTAAATGAGCAAGTTCCGGAGGAAATTTAAAACTTGGATCGGTTGCAAAAGCTGCACCAACTAAACTATTTGATGTAGTCCCTGTTACTTCATAAAAGACTGCACGGGTAAGATAAGCCTCATAAGCGCTTTTATTTGCAGGTGATTTATCATGTGCATTTGGCATCGGCAAATATTTTTCACCTTTAGCCTTAACTGCATCTTCACCTTCACAAACATCATCAAGTTTTTGCCAGTATGGCAAGTTCTTAACATATTCAGCATGTTGAAAAGTTACATCACTCATCGAGCAAATCCCATATCAGCAAAGAAGGCTTCAAAACCTTCATGTAATTCATTAAACGCATCTGAAGCTGCATCCACTTGGTCGTCATGTGTACCGTTAGGAAAATGACGAAGCTCATCAATAAAGTCCTTATTCCATTCACCTTTGAGCATACGTACATTTCCCACGTTAACTTGGGCCGCAAATGGTTGTGCCCGTGTAAGCTTGTCACCTGAAATTGGCTTAGCTATCACGCTATAACCCGCAAGAAGCTTCACAAATGAACTAGCTTGCGATTTACCAGCTTGACCGGGATCTTGTGGTAGACGCACAGAAACTTTTTTCCCATCTATTTTTGCTGTTTGTTCTAAGCGCTTATTCACATTGTCAGGTCCAAGCTGTCCTCTAGTTACATCGACAATGTAAGTAAAACCATCTGCGCCTAGAGCTTCTCGCACACCTACTGTAAAGTCGCCCTCATTTTCGGTAGCCCCAAAATCCCAAGCCCTAACTTGTTTCAATACATCCGCAGGCAAAGCATCAACAATTTGAATATTGTCGGGCTTAAAAAAACCGCCTGCTGGCGGTGATGGCATTTGTCGGTACTGCCCGGCAAATACATATGGTGCTGCTTGCTCCATTAGCCTCAATTTTTGGATATTGTGTTTTGCTGGCCACAGTGCGGATCCGTCTTCCTGAATAGCTGAAAGACATAGATGCTCCCATACTTCACCGTTACCACCAGCTACAGGAACGCCGTCTTTTCTATCTCCTAACAACCAGCCCGACAAATCGTCCTCATGCAGTCGCTGCATAATCACAATGATTGGCGTATCTGGCGAGTTAGTACGCGATTCGAGTGTGTTCTGAAACCAATCAATTACCCCTTCTCGAATAGTTTTTGATGAAGCTTCATGTGCTTTATGTGGGTCATCAATAATAATGCAGCCACCAAAGCCTTTACGAAGTTTTCCTGCACCAAAACCAGTAATCGTACCGCCTGTACCTGTCGCATAGCAGACACCGCCTTGAGAAGTTCTCCAGAAGTCTTTAGCCTTACTATCATCACGCAATGTAAGCTCAGGAAAGACTTTTCTATACGCCTCTTCTTGTACAAGAGTTCGTATTTGGAAGGCATTATTTGCGGCAAGCATTGCCGAGTAACTGATATGAATAAACTCACAGTCTGGATTCTTACCAAAACACCATGCCATAAAATTAATTACAGCAATTTCAGTTTTAGAATATCGTGGTGGAACGTTAATAATTAACCGCTTTATCTCTCCGCGATAAACTTTTATTAAAGCTTCGCAGATTTCTAAGTGGTGCCAATTTTGCATCCATTTATAACCACGGCGCTCCTTAAACATGTACCTTGTGAAGAAATATAAATCTTCTTGCGCCTCGATCCGGATGGCTTTATCCCGAGCCGCATCAGTACTCATCTAAGACTTCCCTCCGCGCTTTTAAGTAATCTTCCATTGGAACTGGAATTTCTGAATTAACTGTTTGGACTGGTCCGCCGTCTTTGCCTGTAATTTCCTTGCGATTGGTATATAAGCCGCCAACCTCTTTAGCTGCCTGCTCTAAAAGGCTCGGCACAATGACAGGGTTTTCTTTGAATTGTTCATGATCGATAAATCGTTGTAGGCGCTTGAGGCGGTATGCAATGTTTGCGATTGGAATTGCGCTAAGGTTGTCGTTCATTTCCTTGCGCACTCTGTAGAACTCAGTTTTAAATTCTTCGCTTAAGTCCTGCCCAGTTTTCTTAGTTGGGTCGTATGCTTCACATTGCTGTTTGGTTACGGTAATACCAAATTCTTCTTGGACGCCTCTTGCTGTTTCACTAGGTGTCTCATAGGTAGCAAGTGACCGTACTATATAGAGTTTCACCCGTTTATTAAGCCTTGCCATTTATCTCTATCCGTCCAAGTACGTCCAAGTAGAGTGGCAAAAAAAATTTAAACCACCTTTAAGTTACAAGTGCCACAAGCGTAATGAACATCAGCACGTGTGAGCTGAGGCCTTTGATTAGCTGCTTCAACCATCCGCATAACATCCTCACTAGCTCCATATCGGCGAACAACACCTGTAAATTCTTCAACATCGTGACCTTGAATAGCTAACTTAGGCATACCAGTTTCTCTGTTATATGCTGGTGTTCCGTATTGGTCCTTTTTATGTGCAATGTGATAAAGCTCGTGTTCAACCAAAGCACAAAAGTTCACATCACTTGCTATACGTGAATATGAAGCATCAAAAGTAATTAAGTATTCAGGTAAATAATTGAACCACTGGATGTATTGTTCTTCTTGTCGTTCTTTCTTCCAACCACCAGCATTGATCATGACTTTTTCAGTAGTACCGATAACCTGACGTCCCTGCTTTTTAAAGCCAGATCTAGCCCACATCACAGCAATATCGGGATATCGAAATGAACGTAAGTGCATGTGATCAGGATTAAATAATTTCGATTTTGGATCTAGAAATACTTGTTTAATCCATTCCCATATTTCTGGAGCTGGTGCAAAGTTTGGTGTATCCATTTCAAAAAGCCATTCTGGAGGCATTGGACGAACAGGAACATGAAAGCCGACTTCGTTTTTCATATGTTTTACCCATTAAAAAACCACCGCTTGGGTGGTCTTTTCTCTAACTATTAATGACGCCATGTAACCAAGCAAGATATTTATCTCTATCTCTAAAATTTGGTGCATCATTCGAGTTAATATCTATCTTATATCCATTCACAGCTATTGAAAATCTATAAGGTGTTTGAAACAATTTACCTTTAGGGGAATCTAAATAGTTATTCCAAAACCAAAGATTATATACCCAATTACCAACTTTTTTACTTTCGTCATCAAGCTCCGGATGCTGAAGAATCCTTTCCGCCTGCTCTTCGATTTCTGGAAAACGTTCATGACTAACAAATGAATCATAAAGTTCTTCTAATTTTTTGAATTCCACTATTATTTCTCTTTTATATAAGGAATTTTCAATATATCAAAATTCATTTTAAATAGGAGAAAAATAATTACCTAAAAATAAAAAGCCCCGCCAATAATCGATATTCAGCGGGGCTTTAAGTGCCGTAATACGTTCGGCAAACGATAAAACTAGTTTTTAGGTGCTCTTAAGACACTTAACACCTTTGCAGACATATCATGTAAGTCAGATCCAATTGGCAACCAAAAATGATAATTGATGTTGTCGCGGTTAAAAACTTGCTTGTAGTACTCGGTTTTAAATGATGGGTCGATATCAGAAGCTTTTAGTAATCTGCCTTCTTTCTCTATCTTTTGCCCATCTAATTCACCACCAACACAGATGTTCATTTTACTTACCAGTTTTTAATTAGACTGGAATTTAACATAAAAAATTAAATAAAAATTACTTTATTGAGTCTGAACGAATTCAAGCTCTTTAATTTCCACAACCTTTACTTTTCGAGATTTTTCATAAGAATCAACCAAAACAGCCTTATCTCCAAAAGTATTAACCAAGAACCATTCTTGTTCGCTTTTCGCTAGTTTTACTGCATTAAACTGTTTTTCTGAAATACTAGTTTGTATATCTGCTACGCCTTTTAAAAAAGGGATAACTAAAAAAAGGACAATTACACCAATAATTTTTAAATAGTAACCTTGCTTAAGAACTATAAGAAAAGAGTTAAAGGCTAAGAAAATTGAAATACAATCGACAATATTGTTTATTCGCTTATCTTCAACAATCACCACTAATATAATTGCAATCAAAACAATATTTGCAAGCACTGCCAACTCTATTAATCTCTCTTTCGTTTGCTCTTCAACATACGAAGACAAATAAAGAGCTGCAATTGCATATAGAATGCAAAGACCAAGATTACTAATAAATAATTCTTTAGTCCCTAAAAGATTGATAATCCAAGGACTTTGAAGTCCAACTGTCCCGTAATAACCAAACTGATAACAAAGACCCGTAATTAACAGTCCACTAGAAATTATAAGAACCCAATCAGCAAGAGATGCTTTTTTAATTTTTTCTAACATTATTACTTTTTAATAGTTTAGAAATAATAAAGCTCGCAAAAGCGAGCCATTTCTTTGGCAATTAAATGCAAAATCGCCAAGTTATCACAAATATGCCATACCCCGTGCGCACACTCAAGTGGTTTTTTCAAAAGTTTCAAATCTGAAATGCGGATTTCGACTTTTGATATAAGCCATACCACATTTTAAATCCTGTCTGATTTGATTAACTGAAGTGTCGTTACTTTGAGCAATATCACGTAATGAATTACCCATAACATGATGTGACCAAATTGCTGAAATCCATTCTTGTAAAATGTTGTCTTCGATTAATTTAATATCAATAATCAATCTATGGATTGCACGTGCCTCATTGTCATTTAACTCACAGCAAGTACCCTTACGGCGAATACATAAGCGATCTTTTAAATTTTCATCACTCATATACATTGCTATTAATTTTTCACGTTGTTTTTGAGTGATGCGTTTTGTTGGCATCGTCTTAACAATTTTGATCATTGTTTCGGTATCGCCGTTAAGCCAAGCTCCAAGCTGGCGGCACCACTCTTCAAAACTATATTTAGACCAATCGACCGATTGTAAAATGTGTTGTACTGGCATATTCATTTTCATCCCACCAATTGCTCAATTTGTTTAATCGCCACGCCTGCTTTCACTTGCTCTGTACTGAACCGTAAAACTGTAAAACCTATCATTGCTGCGGAGTTGTATTTCTCCATATCTCCTAGATAACCTTTGCCCCTCGTATGGCGACCTCCGCTCCAGATCCCACCTTCTACCTCAATCAAAATCTTTTTACCCGTTATTAAAAAATCTGCTCTCCATTTACGATCAGGATGGAACTTATATTCCTGTTCAAAACCAATCTTGCATGCTCTTAAATGCGTTGCCAGAACCACTTCACCCACACTTGGTTGTCTGGCAACTTGCTTTGCTGAACGGCGCTTTTTATTTTTCTTTATGGGAAATAACTTGCGGTATTCAGCAATGCTGACTGATGACATCAAGCACCACCTTTGAGCACTTGCTCTATAGCTTTAAGGGTTCGAATCATTGCCATTTGTAGAAATTCATGATTGCCGCGCATGTCTTCTTCAACATACTGCAAAGCATATTGAGTCTCTTTTAATGCCCCATCTAAACGCTTTTGCAGCTCCCCCACTTTCGCTTGCTGGTGCTGCCATGTTTCAAATGATCTGCGCACGTTTCTATCAAGATACCTTTCACCCTCTTTTTTAAACTGAGTTGTGATGATCACATCGTGCGTCTCTTCAAACCACTTTTCAAACTCTTCTCTACACTTATCCATCTCAAACATCCCTCGATTGGCAATGTGGGCTGATGTGGTTTTCTATGGGGAAGTCGTCACCCATATCGTTGTCAATGCGCGTCAAGTGATGACTAAGAACCATAGTGTTATCCTTATCGCCAGCAAATTTAATAAAGCTGTTTCTAGGTGAAATTGCCCCGTAATAAACAAAGGTTGCTACGCCATTCTTAAACTTGTATTTGACTTGTTCACCCGCTTTAAACTCACTCATGGCTGGCTCCTTTCTCCACAACATCCAATTCAATGATTTTGTAGACCTTGCCTTTCGATTCAAAAGGCTGGCCATTAGTTGCTTTCTCAATCCAACTGCCATACGAATATGCAAAACCCCAAATGAAGCAGCATAAGCAGAAGAACAACGTAAACCAGATACTATTCATCCCCGCCTCCGTATATTGATTCGTAATCAGCAATTGCTTTAAGCAGCTTGTATCCAGCAGATTCAGGTTTATCTTTGCAATGAGACAAGTCATATAGTTTTAAGTCCTCAATGCCACCCCATGATTCGACTAAATCAATAGACTCCACCAGACGCTTGAGGTCAGCTACATAAACAATCTCTGGGCTTGGTTTAAACAGAGACGAATATTTCTTGTCTTTAGCCCTGTATTGAGTTGCATTCATTTTTGGCTGATTAGCAACAACCTCCCTCGCCTTCTCCACCCTGTACTCACGAATAAACTGTTCTGGTTTCATACCGCCTCCTTGTAACGTCTAGTCATGGCTTCCTGCTTAAGCTGGTCTAGCATTTTCAGCTTTCTTAATTTCTCATAGAGGTTCGCTGCTGCTCTTGTTTCTTCATTACGAGTACCGAGGTTGTACGCTCTACGCAGCTTCATCATTGAGGTGTAATCTGCAAATTCGATCATGCTTTCAGCTCCCCTTTAACATTCAGCAAGTCCTTTGCAAACTGAGTTGCTTTGTAAGTTGCGTATGAGTCCTTTTCCAAGTAGCCGCTTTTAATTAATTCCTGCACATAGCATTGGATAGTGTTGTTAGGTGCATCTAACACATGGTCATGCAAATCCTTCATCGTGAAAGGTTGTGTTGCATGTGTAGCGAATAACAAAATGTCAAAAATGTTTTGGAATGCTTTAACTCGTTTTATTGCTTTCACGCTGCACCTCTCTCTTCCATAGACTGGTAATACTCAGGGCTTAAGTCAGCGAAAGTTGCGCGTGACAAGTCTGTAGCTAATCGAACTGTGCCAATTGAGCCGTTACGAGCCTTACCTATGATGATTTCTGCTGTACCTGCTTCTTTAGAATCCTTGTTGTAGACTTCATCGCGGTAAATAAACATGATGATGTCTGCGTCTTGCTCTAAGTCGCCTGATTCTTTTAGATCTGCATTTACAGGGCGTTTGTTTGGGCGGTTCTCTAAGTTACGGTTAAGCTGTGCTAGTGCGATCACAGGACAATCAAAGTCACCTGCCATACGCTTAAGCTCATTAGATATTTCACCGATATCTTTGTCAGAACGACCAAAGTTGTTTTTAGTGAGTGGTGTTACTTTCTGGATGTAATCAACAAAGATTGCGCCAATCTTTCCGTATTTGGCTTGAACCTTCTTAGCTGATCTGCGGATAGTTGCCACAGTTGCGCGGTTGTTGTCGTCGATCATCAAAGGTGCTTTCTCAAGTACCAGAGCAGCGTTATTCACCTTCTGTGTATCGTCGCTATTTGGATCAATATGTCCTGTTAATACTTTGCGTAGCTCTACCCCACCAATGCCACTAATTAAACGCTGTGCAATCTGTCTGCCCTTCATTTCGATTGAGATAAACAGAACTGGTAAAGACTGGTTAATCATCATGTCTGCTGCAATGTTTTGAGCAAACGTTGTTTTACCCATTGAAGGACGCGCACCAATGATGACTAGATCGCCTTTGCTGATTTCACCTAGTTTGTTGTCCAGAGCAGTAAAGCCAGTCTTGATACCGCCCTCATAAGGCATTTGGTTATGAATTGCCATGTGGCGATCAAGGAACTCTTTTACAGCTTCTTTTGAAAACTCATGAGCATGTTTAAGCTTTTCCTCACCAGCACCAAAATCTAAGTTTTGAACTAACGATTGTGCTTTGTTCACAGCAGATTCAGCAGTGTGAGTTGCCATGTCGTTAGCGATCGAACTAATCAACTTGCTAGTCTCTTGAAGCTTTCTGCGAGTAGAGAAATCTTTTAGCTTTTTGATGTGTGTTACTAACAAGCTCACATTGCTTGCGCGGTTCATGAGGTTCACAAGAAACTGCTCATCGATTTGGTTTGCTTCAAGCGGATTAGCTTTAATCAACTCGAATACAGTCACCTCATCAAACGCTTCACCCTTATTCAATTGGCTCTTGATGTGGGCAAAGATGATCTGGTGTTGTGATGCATAGAAATCTTGTGCATCGATCTGAGAGATAAACTCATCTGCTGCCTGATCGATTGTCATGAACGTAGACAAGATGCTTTGCTCAACAGGGATAGAAAATAATTCAATCATTGGTCCATCCCCTTAAATTTCTTAGCAACACCTTTGAATTGTGTTGCTGGTTGTTCAGGGATAGTTTGTTGCTGCTCAGCAACTGGATTTTCTAATTGCTCAAGCTCTGCATTTGTCTCTTGCCAGTTCCAAGCAGCTTTGAAAGATTCCCAACCACGAACAACGATAATTTGGAATACACGCTCATTGCTTAGCTTTGCTTCCTGAGCTTGTTTGAAAACAAGTTGTAAAGCACGTTGAGTTACTGGTTTTTTCTTCTTGTTGCGAAGATCAAGATATTCTGTTGCTGTTTGCTCAGATACTCCGTTTTTCAACAAGAAATCTTTCGCTTTGAATTTTTGTGTTTTTGGTGCTGAATCAGCACAAATAATATCTGTAGTATTCTCTGTGTATTCTCTGTATGTATTCTCTGTATTAGATGGGCGGACTTGTGCATTCAGTATGGCGGAATTGTGCATACAGTCTGGCGGATTTGTGCATTCAGTATGGCTGTTCTGTGCATTCAGTATGGCGGAATTGTGCATACTATTAATATCAATGCTTTCAGAGTATTCGATCAAAGCTTGATATAGGTTTTCACGCTCTACACGGTAGTAAACACGACAAGGCACACCCATCTTTTTCTCAGAGATGAATTTAAGTGATTTAAGTGTTGCTCTGGCCGTATCTTGCTCACGACGAGTAAGACCAGTTTCTTGAGTCCACTCATGATGTGTTTTAAAGATCCAACCTTCACTGTCTTTAGTGCGAGAAGTCCAGTAGACCAATTGAGAGAGCATTAATGCCCCATTGATCCCACATCCTAAAAATACATAGTGCTTGTTGAATGCTATTGGCTGTTCGTTCATAGCTTCAATCAACTTAATAATTGGAATTGATGCACCCATCAAACACCTCTCAATACAAATGCAGCTAAATCAGCTTTTGCTTTAGCCAATGCCATAGAGTTTTCGAGAGTTCGATTAAGCACATAAGCCTCAACCGCTTTTTGAAACAAACTAATCTTCCGATTTAGTTCAATGTCTGCTAATATTGAATAGTTCATTTGGTCCTTCTCCGATTGAACGTGACCGCTAACCTGTTCGCGCAGGAAGCGGTTTTTTAATATCCGAGTTCTTCATTAATTCCAAAGTCTTCAATGTCATCTTGAAAAAGATCATCGACTGAACCTAGGCGTCCCATATAAGCCTTTGATAGATTCAAAAGCGCTGCCAACTTTTCCTTGTGAATTAACTTGTATTTCTTCGGTACGATTTTTAATTCAAGCAAATCCAACATTGCGCAAACATTCTCAATATCTGACAAGCCATTGTTTTTCTTGTCATTTTTAAATCTTGAAAATGTAGTTGGATCTAGCCCCAACTTTTCAGCAATCTGGGAGTTATTACTGTTTGCAAGAATGCGTAAAACCCTTGTAATGCTATTTCTCGCACTTGCACTCAATTCGGTTGATACTTTGCTCATGGTTTAGTTCCTAAGCGGTTAATTGTTTTGAACAATATTCCTTCCATAAATTTTCTAGTTTTCTTCCTAGATCATATGAAAGGCGTTTCCCACATAACCCGCGCTCTAAATCACTAACGTAATTCTGTGAGCACCCGATTTCTGCGGCTATAAATGTCTGAGTAAGACCCTTTTCCCTTAACTCAGAGATCATCTTCTGCCATTGATTCATGGGCGGTCTCCGATAATTTTTATTAAATATATAGGTTTTCCGATATTTATTCAATAGCCAAACCGATTGAAATATGTATCAGAATTCCGATAGAAGTAACGATGGACAAATTTATGGCTACTTTGGGCGAAAACTTAAAAGCAATTCGCAAAGCTAAGAAAATGACTCAAAAAGAACTGGCTATGAAGTCAGGTGTCAAACAATCTGTAATTTCTGATCTCGAAACAGGGAATGCCAAATCGACAGGCTCTATACTTGAGCTGGCTACCGCACTTGGTGTTACCGCAGAAGAGCTAAAAAAAGGAATTGTCAGTAAGTTTGACAATAATGTTGAGCCTATAACTAAAAAACTAATTCCCGTTCTTTCTTGGGTGCAGGCAGGGACAATGACATCAGTAGAAGCTATCGATCCTAATAAAATAAATGAATGGTTGCCACCACTTAGTGCAGATGATCCAGATGGTTGTTTTTATTTGAGAGTAGTTGGAGTAAGTAATTCCCCTAGATATGAAGAGGGAGACTACATTTTAGTTAATCCAAACTATCAAGTTTGCGATCTAATCGCTGATGACCTCATCGTTGTTAGAAATAATTCAGACGCAACCTTTAAGAAGCTTGTAATTGAAAGCGACCAGCGCAAATACTTGCAAGCATTAAACCCCAACTTCCATCCCAATATTATTGAATTTGAAGATGGTATGGAGCTCGTAGGCTTAGTTATTGATGCATTTAGACCATTAGGCGGATCACGTCCAAAGCGTGTTAGAAAAAGTTAAATTAAGGTTTTAGGTGATATATGGACAATTCAAAACTACCAATCAACCAGATTATTGCTCGTATCAATGATGCAGCTAAACATGGTGAAGCTTTGGTGCTGACTGCTGAAGAGGTAAAGATTCTTTCTAAAGATATTGGCGACAAGGTCTTTATTCCTGTGCTTACTAATGAGCAGGTCGTGCAGTTGGTAAAAGAAGGAAAGCTAGGCCAGAAAATTAATAACACCAAAGATTAATAAGCTGTGAACCCGACACAGTCTTTTAAATGTGGGGTATATCACTTATTAGATAGTAATATTTATTGATGTTTTAGTGTGTAATGTGTAGATTGCCAATAGTTTTTATAGTAGATATTGGGATTATGCAATATGTCTAATATTGAGCAAGATACACGTTTTATTGTTAACAATAATTTGATTAACAAGGGCTGGATCTTGGACATTCAAGATCCAAACAAAAATGTCTTTTTTGAATCAGATATCTTAAGAATTGTTAATAATGAGTTTCTCAAGAAAAGTAAAAAAAGACCCGATTATGTTCTTTTCGATTCACAAAATAAGCGGCCAATCGGTGTAATTGAAACGAAATCAGGTGGAAAAAGCTTAACAAAAGCACTGGATCAGGCAACCGAATATGCTGAAATGCTTGATGCACCTTTGATATTTGCAATGAATAATGGTTTCTGCGAAACACGGCATTTGTATACCCAAAAACCATTATTTATTGATGAAAATGAGGTTAATGAATTAATAAGAGTAAATGAAGCTAAAGAGTTCATATTGCAGGAAACAAATGGTATTTATATTACACCTAAAGAAATTTTAGTCTCTCGCAAAGAGTTAATTAATGTTTTCAAGAAGTTAAATAACTCACTAAGAGGTGAAGGTTTAAGAGCTGGTATAGAAAGGCTTTCAGAATTTGCAAACATTCTTTTTTTAAAATTGTATACAGAGAATGCTAATACAGGTATTTGGAATTCTCTCAAAAGTCTCGATAATGATTTGCTAATTAATACAACTAATAACATACTACAAGATATTGATAGACAATATGGTGCTTCTGTTTTTACAAATTTACAGCTAACCAACCCTGTTGCTGTTAAAGAGATGATCAAAGAGTTGGATAAGTTAAAACTCTCATCAATAGATACCGATATTAAAGGAGATGCTTTTGAGTATTTCTTACAGCAAGCTACAGCAACTAATAATGACTTAGGAGAATATTTTACTCCACGTCACATAACTAAAACCATTGTTAACTTAGTCAACCCTAAATATGGTGAAAAGATCTATGACCCTTTTTGTGGGACAGGTGGTTTTTTAACAGAGGCATTTGATCATATAAAAGATAACACTTTAATTGCAAACAATAGTAGTGAAGAAATCAAGCTTAAACATAATACTATTTTTGGAAGAGAAATTACCTCAAATGCAAAACTCGCAAAAATGAATATGATTCTGCATGGGGATGGGCATAGTGGAATTTGCCAGATAGACACACTTCAAAACCCTATTGAATCTGAATATGATGTGGTTATAACCAACATGCCATTTTCTCAAAAAACTTCTTATTCTCACTTATATGAGAATAAGTTAGCTAAAAACGATGGTGATGGAGTATGTGTTCTACATTGCTTTAAAGCAACAAAAAAAGGAGGGCGAATGGCATTAGTAGTACCTGAAGGCTTTCTTTTTAAAGCCGCTTTAGCTCCAGTAAGGAAGTATTTATTTGAAAACGCCCAACTAAAAGCAGTAGTTTCACTTCCAAAAGAAGTTTTTCTGCCATATGCAAAAGTTAAAACCAATATACTCTACTTTACCAACTGTCATAATGGTAGAACAAATTCTGACGTTTTTTACTACAATGTGACAAATGATGGCCTAAGTTTAGATTCTTTCCGTAGAAAAATTGACGAAAATGATTTAAAAAATTTAGATTTTGCTGATTTAAATAAGAGCGACTTTGATAAATATTATAATGAATTAGGTTTCTTAAAAGTTAATCCAGAATTAATCAGAAGCAATGATTATATTTATAATTATGCTCACTATAGTAATTCACATATAAAATCAAAATTCCCAACTATAAAACTAAAAGAACTCCTATCCTTGTCTGGCAAAGTCAAAGTGGGAGAGGATACAAATATACCTATTATGAGTATCACTATGGAACATGGCTTAATTGATCAACATGAGAAATTTAAAAAACGAGTCGCAAGTTCTGATATTTCTGGGTATAAAAAGGTTTTTAAAAATGAACTTGTAATGGGGTTCCCTATAGATGAAGGTGTTCTAGGATTTCAAAAATATTACGATGCTGCTGCCGTAAGCCCAGCATACAAAATCTTTAGATTAAAACGAGAAGTTAATGTAGAATATTTGGATTTGATTTTGAGATCTAATTCTCTAAGAAAAATATACAAAAGTAAAATGCAAGGCAGTGTAGAGAGACGACGCAGTATTCCTGATGAAATGTTTTTGAATATTGAGATCCCGAATCCTCCTGAAGAGGTTAAAGATCAAATAGTAAAACAACATAAACTAATAAAGGAAATTGAGAATAGTCTCAAGGAAAATCAAAAAAAATTGCGTCTAAAGACAGAAGCATTATGGGAACTTCCTCAAAATTACAACTAATCCCCCCTTCGAACCCACCACCACGGTGGGTTTTCTTTTGCCTATTAAAGCATAAAAAATCGGATTTTCTATAAAAATATCGGATTACCTATTGACTAATAATATCGGAAATGCGATATTTATCTCACAGACAACAAAAAAGCACACCGCCCCTCCCCAGGTCCGATGTGCTTTTGCAAAACTGCGAGATCAATTATGAACGTAAAAGCTCCTCCTTTCAACTCATTTGCATTTGTCAGCATGGCTGCTCTTGCAATCTCTGGTGGTTCTTTAGTTGCTTGCCAATTGCAACCAGCTTTCCAAACAAAAGAAGCTCCTTCTCTATTTACCCCTAAGACTCAACCAAGTACTTACGGTGTTTTAACCGCAAAAATCACAGGTAAACATTCTGGCGTTGCCGTCATCAAATTAGATAGCTTCCGTTTAAACGTTAGCTTTGATTTTGAAGCTCATCCAGACAGTTACGGCGTTCCGGGTTCTGAATTCACTGCTGTTGATATTACTCAACTCACAGTAAATGAAATCACTGATATTAAC